AGCAGCCTTGAACATTTCGTCTTCGCGAATCCAGTTATGAATGGTCTGACGCGTCACGCCAAGAATGCCGGCGGTCTGTGTCAGATTGCCGCCGGTCTTTCTTATCGCGTCTTCAAACTCGTCAAAATTTGGTTTTCGCATATTTTAGGTTTTGGGGTCGTCAAATAATCCAAATTGCTGTTGAGTGGGAGACTGCGGCACGTCGGGTAGCGATGCAAGCATATTAGCGAATTGCCAATTTCGGCAAGTGCTGAAGAGCCGGTTTCTTGATTGAGGGAGTCGCCAATTTATGTATTTCGTGTCGATGAATATCTGCCGCGCATTATTGATTTTCAGCTTGACAAATTCGTTGTCAATGATAATCTGACGGCCTACACTGCGCACGAAAGCCACATGGAGATTTTTGTTCCGATCAAAGTTCACATCGACGCCACAGAGATAGTAGAATCGACTTTCTTCAAGTTCAAGATTTGGGGGCAATGAACGCATAAATCCACGGACACGCTTGTCATTATGACCGAGTAGGGATTTCATGCAGTGGGTGTTGAGGTCAACACCATAGACGTATCGCAACCATAGAATTTTGTAGGTGTTGCGAAACTCACAGTATTCTATTTCTACCATTTGAGTCGTTGATTAAATATCTTATTTGCAATAACAAAGATACTGAATTTTAATCAATTATGCAAATTTTGGCAAGGTTAAGCCATCATCAAATTTGCAAATTTTCAGCACCTTAATCGTTCAACCCAAACAGCGGAAGGATATCGCCCTGACGGTTGTATGACTGATTGTTCGGGAGGTTGAGATTGAACTCGTAGTTGATGGCGTTGATGTACTCTTCGCGTGTCAACTCACGGACTTTGTAAGCCCCCCAGCCCCAATAGCCGGATTTGTTATACTGCATGAAAGACTCAAAGCCGAAACGCTCGAACATAGCCTGAACCTGCTCCTTTGTGAGGAACTTCTGGAAGAACCATTGGCCCTCCTGCATGAAGGCGGTAAGACCGTTCTCATCGAAGAACTGAACGGTTGTCGTGCAATCCACAGTGTTGCGCTTAGCTCCGTACTGCTTCATTGCAACTTCCTTCGAGCGACCGGACACGAATACCTTGCCACCCATCTTTGTGAATAGATTGAGACAGGTCAGTACGGCATCTTCAGCATACTGCGTGTTCACAGAGTTCAGCACTGCGTCGCAGATGGTGTAATCGAACACACCACCATTGATTATGCCATTCTCTTTGATGTAGGAAATGAACGCATCAATCATTTCGTGGCCTTTGGCAATTGATATGCCCTTCAGGTTGTGATTGAAGAATTCAAGACCGATGGCGTAGCGGTAGCCGAGTTCGCGGCGGAGTTTGTTGATGAACATTGCCTTGCCGCAACCGAAGTCCAAGATCTTCACTTTACGCTTGTCTTCTTTTTCCAGGTGGGGCACAACCTCACGATAAAGAACTGACCAGTCTATACCCTTGTGACGCGGGGGCTGGGCTCGCCCCTGCATAAAGTCGGCTCGCTCGATATGCTCATAGTTGAACACTCCGTAGTCTTTCTTGAAGTAGTAGTCGAAGATACCACGCTTGCCTCCCTCGAGGAAGTAGCAATGAATGGGATAGCCGAGAGTTGCTGCAGCTTTGATGTAGTTGTTTCCGAAGACCACCTCATCGCCACATACGATAGCGCAGAGAGCATCGCCGAATTTAACGATAAGACGGCAGATGTCTTTCACAATAGAAGCGTTGGCTTCGACAATCTCAAAGTCTGAGGCGGGAATGTCATCGTGAAAAGTCCCGGCTTCACGAGAAGCTTTGCACTTGCTCAACTTTTCGGGTTCAAGTTCCACGCCATTGTGGACTTGGTTGAAGAGGATTTCAGATTCGATGTCAACACCGCTTATGAAGTAAACCGGTGCTTCCGTGAGTCCTACAGCCGTTGCGGCCTTGGTACGTTGGTGCCCGGCAACGATTGTCATGTTGTCGCGGTTGACGATAATCGGAAGAATGAAGCCGAGTGTCTTTAAGCTACCCTGCAACTCCACAAATGCCTCGTCAGTAATCTTACGGGGATTGTAAGATGCTGGTCGGATGTCTGCGAATTTTACGTAATCCATGATTGTTGTGATATTTAGTCGTTTTGGGGAAATATTTATTCAGGCATTTCAAATACCGTGTCAGAATCCTCTCCACTGTCCTGATCGATAGGCGCGGAATCCTCCAGTAGGCTCTTAACGAAACCGAAGTTGACACCGGTCTGGTCCACGTAGTCATTGTAGCGACTCACAAGGGCTTCGTATTCCTCCTTGGTTACAGACACGACATACTTGCCGAATGTCAGCATGTTAATTTTCTTCGGAGTAGAACCCTTAATCTTGGTCATTACAGTGTCATCATCGTCAGGATTATAGAACAGACCTTCATCGAAGCCGAAATTTACGAGGTTGATTTCATCGTACATTTGCTGGAGCTTGGTGTAGTCGAACTCGCCAAACTCATTGTTATCTTTGATAATCAGTTCCTTTTCCTCTTCTTCGGATAGGTCGGCCACCGTGACATGAACAATTGGATTTTCGAGCCATTCTTTCCAGTAATCGATTACTGCGTCACGCTGTTTCTCGGTCATGCCGAGCCACTTTTCGTTCTCCTGAAGGATTACCATCCAATCCATCGGGGTAGTTGTCAGGATTTCCTTGAGAATTGTGGTGCGCTGGTTGCCGGCAAGCACTACATTGTCTTTGTTGACAATAATGTCGCGGTAATAGAGCATCTTCGGGAAGAGCATTATGCTCTGCTGAAGACGACGCTTTTGCCCCACGACAATCTTACGAGGATTGATGGGGTTTATGATAAGTTCTTTGATGTCCTTTTTCATTTGCCGAGAAGTAATTCAGTTAAAAATCCATCACTTATGCCGTCGTGCTCCTGAAGATATTCATCAAGACGTGCAGAAAGGCCTTTAAATTCTTGGTCTGTCATCTGACATTCCACATAACCGCATTTGAATTTTTCAGGATATGTCTTGGATAGGTCAAGATTCTTGTCGTTGATTTTGTCGTCGTAGTCGTAGAGGTTCCACGCCACATAGCCGAGGTAGTCGCCGATGGCCTCACGCTCGAAATGGCGCTTCATTATTTCGATGTCATCTTCGCCGTAGTGGAGATTGTCTTTTATAAGAATCTCTTTCTCTTCCTCGGCAGAAACATTATCGAGTATGCGAACGAACACTGTGGGCTTTTTCTTCCATTTGGCCCAGAAAGCGAGAAGCGCAGTTTTCTCCTCGTCAGAGGCCATACGGAATTTCTTCTGGTTGAACAGATAATCCTCAATCTCATTGTCATCGAGTTCAAGAATTTTGTTCAGGCACTGTACGCGACCGTTACCGCCAACAATTACATCGTCTTGGTTTACGAGAATGGGGCGCAATTCGAGCATCTTCGGAAATACGAGCAGACTCTCGATCAGCTTTCCCTCCATAAACTCGCTCATGGTACGAGGATTGTCAGGATTGGGTTTAAGTTTTCGTATGTCTTTTTTATCCATTGTGATATTGATAGTTTTCTAAGCGCAAAGATAATCAAAATGCGTAGATTAGCCAAGTATTTATAGATAAAATAATCAATATGATTAGTTGATAAGGTTAGGGATTGCGCTTTTGGTGATTTTTCACACTTAAAATGATGATTATTTGGGCTTTTTTCGTTATCTTTGCACTATGGATATTTAGTTTAGAGTCCCTTGCCCTTTTTACTGGGGCAACTGGGGTTTTTGATTAAATATCTTATTTGCATTTAAGTGAGTTAACCCGTGAGGGCCCGCTCACTTTCTTTGTTTATGGCTCCGGCAGTTTAATGATGTGAAGCCATATCCACGGAAGCCAAATCCGTTTGAGTTTTATCCACCACGAGCACTTGACACTTTTGGCAAAGAAGAACGTGCGTGAATACTTGCCTCTTGGCACACATGGATTGAACCAGTGTTTGTAACCCATAGCCTCCATCAATGGGATTGATTCTGGCGCCACGACTATTGATGGAATTGTCTTGTTGTGGCCGCAGCAACTACCGGTAGTTTTCACGCCATTACTAAGTAGCTCGATAACTTCTTCGACGATGCAAGTATCTACCCATATCTTTCTTCCGAGTGTTTCGTGGTATATCTCAATCTGATTGTCGAAAGAACCGAGCTCTACATTCTTACAATTACACATGATGTTTTTTTCGTTTATTATGGGGGTGTATTAAATTCCTCTGGTTGAATAACTGAGCTGGCTACCACTACATTCGTAAGGCAAGAGAATATCTTCATCTTCGAGCCAAGATCCGCATAGGTTTCCATTTGGATGGAAGACCATTTCAAAAACCGTATCTGGTGTTTTTTCTTTTTGTGGGTCTATGGCGGAAAGATCTGCGCTCTCCATTACGACATCGATATTCTTATACTTGTAAACCTCGCAATAATAGTAATATCCCAACACTTGAGTTATAGGCCGGAAAATATGCGGCATGAGATCAATCTCGCTCCAGATGTCATCCAACTTAATCTTTTGTTCTTCAAGAAAACGTAACTTCGGAATGTTATGCATTACTGACTTATCGTAATCCATTGTTTCCCGGAATATTATATTATCTACCCCCATTTCTCCATAGAAATCCAAATAACGCATCATTGCCTCAATGCTACTGATTCCACTTTTCAGAAGAAGGCAACTTAGGCGTGGCCTAACATTTCCAGACAAGGCTACTTTTACAACTTCGTGCATCTGCTCATTGCAGAAGTAGCTGTTACTGAATTTCATAATATCCGCATTCACATTCTCAAGATAATGCGTTTTGGAAATATTCAGATGATGAAACCCATTTTCAATAATATGGTCTATTATGCGTTTCCCATCAACAATATCGAGTAATCCACTTCCATTAGTTGTGATTACTCGCTTTCGGAAGTTGTATTTGGAAACAAGTTTTAAGATACGCAGTAGTCGATGGGATTTAGTTGGCTCCCCACCAGTGATAGATATTGACGGATTAAGGGGGCGTATGGTTTCCAATACCTCAGCCAACCGGGTAAAATATTCTTCATCATCAGAGATTCTTTCTTTGATGAAAGTCTTGCCTTTGCCCTCAAATCGCAACTGATCTATACAGAACCGACAGTCTGCATTACACGATTCGTTTACAAATATTGATAGGTTCGCATTCTCATAGACTGACTTCTGCTTACCATTAAAGGCAAATGGTTTTGTAATATAGTTCTCAGCATCAAATTCCTTACGTCGTATAGAGCGGAGAACGGAGAATTTAGATTTCATGTTTGGTATGCTATTAAAAGCCGATGACCCGCCGTTTCGCTTTTCGCGGCCGTCGAAACCCCATGTGCATCTCGTGCTGAACCGCCGGGGTAGTGGTAACTTATGCGATAGGCTCTGGTTCCTGTCTATGCGATGTGGCGGAATCTCCAGGTCAAGTGCGAACGTACCATTTGCTGCGGGGTGTGTCGGCTTATGTTATTGAATTTCTTCGCAATACTCCCATAAAGAGAGTTTGCCTTTTACATTTTCGATTGGTTTGTCAAACTTAATGGGATTGGCAAGAACCCAGTTCCAAACACCTTTCTCGGCCCATTCTGATGGGTGGTTTTGAACACAATCGACAATCTCTACACTACCTATAATCGCGGAAGTGGGATATAAGGCCCTATTACTGGAATTATAGAGAAGCGCAGTACGTGCTACTGGAAGAGGGTAGCAATCCCGTATCTCAGCATAAGGCACTGGAGTTTTCGCTGCGTGAATTAACACTCTTCCCCGGTACGACGTTCTCCATGTGCGGTTCTCAATATCCTTGCCGCCCGCGACAATTAAACCGGCCCAAGGTTGCTTTACTGTCAACGCTTTCATTGCTTGCTTTCTTCAAATAATTGCTTCTGCTTGCGCAATAACTGTTCGTGTGTATGTTTGTGTATAGCCGGGAGCCTATAACTAACATCGGAACTGCCTGGAGTGGGGATTGCTTTGGAACTTGAACAACCTCCGGCAACCAAGACTATACCGAGCGCGACTAATACGCTCAGGACATGCGATGAATGAATTTGGTCTTTTATGCTCATTTCAGAAAAGTTTAAGTTGAATAGGTCTATTTTTGGTGGTTCTTGCATACACAGGGCAAACAGCCGCAAACTCACACTGCCCATTGGCGGCCAATATATGAGCTTCGTGCCATTTGTTCCAATCCTTCACGTCCTTATCCGTAAGGAAGCGAATCAACTGCATACAGTTAAACCCTCGTTCTTTGACTTGCTTATTTACAGCAATCTCGACAATACCATTTCCGTCAGGTGACATTACAGTTTTTTCTTTCTATAGTTGAATACTTGTCCCTTGATCCCTTCCCTGCGCATTATAGAGCAAAGAATTGATATTGATGACAAGGAGGTGCTTTCCTGATAAGAGGCGATGCGTACAAGTCGCACCATCTTACCCGGTTCATCGGCTTCCACCAATCCCCAGTTTTCCGGCAATTCGGTTTCCTTTATGATACCTTCGAGAGCATAGTACCATCTGAAATTACCCATTCCGGAGATTGGATCTTTACGATGCTGTTTCTCTCGGTCTTTTAGGAAATCTGCACGAGAGGTTTTAACCTCAACGAGTGTAGTGGAAGCACCATTCGTGCCCCATACATCAGCGTCCTCTCGTCCGTATGTGATAAGTTCTACTGCGACGTACTTGTGTGGATTGGTGCCATCAAGTCCACTCCTATGAAGTATTTTAGCGGCTTCACAGCACATATCGTAGTGAAGTGATTTTGTTTTGCTCATAGTTTTGGATTGCTTAATTGTTTAAATCTTATTCCATACTTAGTTGCGTGGCTCTCCATAATTGGACGGCGCATTTCCTCTGATGGATAGAAATAAAGATTGTGGTCTTCCGGAGATTCGATATATCCTTTCTTGCGAAGATTGTAGCGATAGCACAGTTTACTTTTGGTCTGTTTTACAAAGCGGAATTTAGTGCGCTGTTCAAAACCCCACG